TTCTAGATTGCTTACCTAATACTTTATTAATTACAAAGAATGTGAGGGCAACTGCACCAACGAGTAGTAATACTTTACCTACTTCTAACCAACCTAATGATTTTACTATTAATGCAGACAATACTAATGCTACAGAGACTGATAAAATTGCCATAGCTGCAAAAACTAAAGCTCTACTAGTCTTTCTCATTGATTTAGCAATCTTCAACTTATTCATCAACCAGAATACTCCACCAATAGTTAATATTACCAACATTGCTGTTGCTAATCCAATTAAAATTGGTTGTGTTAAAAATCCTATTAATATTAAACCTACAGATAATCCTAAAATTCCTAGTGCTAAATTCTTTAACGCCTTAGCAAATTTATTCATTCCTTTAGGATCAAATCCCATTTTATCTAAAAGTAACATAACACCTGCAAGTCCTAACATAATACCTGCAGCTACTAAGACACCTTTCATTGCAAATGTTGCTAATAAACCAACCAATACTAAACTAACTGCTAATATTAAAATATTAGCACCTATTTCACCAAGCATTGCTATTTTCTTCAGTTGTTTTTTATCCAACTTCTTAGTTGCCCACATGAGGCCATCTACCATGAGTTTTAATATAGGCACTATCAATAACATGGCCACACCAGCCACTATTAATAGAGGCAATGCTAAAATCATCATTGCAGCAAATTTTACTATTGAATAACCAACATCACCTAATGCTAAAAGCCCGTTAGTTAAGGCTTCCATTTTTAGTTTAAGTTCTTTACCGTCAGGTGCTCTTTCTAACGCGTCAATAATTACTCCTAAACCAAGTCCAATAGGTTCTAAGGCACCTGCAGTAATTCTAAGGACTAATGCTTCTTTAATTGAAAGGTCACCTTTCTTTCCGCCACCTCCAGCACCAAGAGCTTTAACAAGCTCATCCATTTTTTCATAAAGATCACCACCCACCGATACAGCGGCAGCCGTTGTTCCAGTATTTATTGCTACTTGTTCTAGAGCTTTATCACTATTACCCATTCTTTCGAATGCACTTGCTAGAAATTTTGGAATTAATTGAGCCAAGTTATATGTGTATGTTTTTTAGTATAAGACAAACGCTACTTATGTAGCGCTTGTCCATACTCTTTATATATCTTTAAAATTTAGGCATCTTCATAGAAGGTGCTTTAAAAGATTGGACCGACGGCATCTTAGGCGTTTTATATTTAGAGCTCATTTCACTCTGTTGTTGTGCCTGTTGTTCTTGTTGATCCTTGTTCTGATTATTCTTCTCTTTAATGTAGTCCGACAGATTTTTTACATAGTACCAAAATTCATAATAAAATAAATTTTCTATTTCTGAAGGTTGCATTCTGAGATGTATGCCCAGATAGAACTTAGTCTTAAAGTAATTCTCCAGCGAGATCTGAAATAATGAAAAGACTTTTGATGCCACCTGGGAAATCAAGAGGGGCTTTTGCGATCTCCCCATCGAATTCCATTTCTAGTGTTGTTTGTACACCAATTTTCATTTTTTCAGCTAACCTATAAATTACCATAAACTTTTTCTGATCCCATGCTTTGTAATCTACTTCTAAATTAAAGATCTTAGGTAAGTTTAATTGTCTCCAATCAGGCGTAATATAAGGTAAAACTTGTATAAACGCTTTATCGAATTCAACTTCTTTTTCTTGACGATCCTTTAAATACTTAGTTATTTCTTGCATAACACCAATTGAAGGTGGACGCATTCTGATTTCACCAGCAGATCTAGTTTTGATAACGTATGTTCTTTCTTTAGAACTATAATATCCTTCTATTTCTGTCGGGACTTCTGTTGCGACTAAATATCTTGAAGATAATTCAATATCTACAGTTTTTTTAGTTGCTTCAGTTTTACCTTTAAGAATTAGCTTATTTTCTGGTTCTGGGAAAGTAAGATCTCTAATAGCTAATAGAATTACAATTCTATCTTCTTCTAAAAGATCTTTATAAGATGCTCTCTTATCTCCAACCATAATCTGAGTACACATCTCTACAATATGGTTTAGTTTTTCTTCCATATCAATATAGTTCTCTTCATCCATAGTTGAGAAGTGTCTAATCTCAGCAGCTCTCGCTGATCTAATTTTAATAACACATCCGTTTGGATAAAATTTACCATTAGATGGTAATTCCGACTGATCTAAAACCATCCAACCTAGGAATTGATCCGAAGTTTTATCTGGTCTAGCTTGTCCGAATTGGTCCATGTTTACTTTACCAAGTCCCTTGGACTCGACTGCATCTAACATTTCAACAGAAACATCTTCTACTGAGTTGTCTTGTACTGGCTCATTGATACTATCTCTGGCTTCCAGCATTTTTTTTGCAGCTTCTTCTTTTTTGTTTTGGTTTTCTTTACTCATGTTATTTACTTATTTAAATTTTTTACTTTATTTTTAATAAACGACTGTTGGTCAATAGATTGTAGACTTAGTTCTTTTTTTATTAAGTCTCTTATCCATGCACTAACAGAAACTGGCCTCGTTTCAGTATCTATTGCATCGTTTAAAATGCATCGATTAACCGAAGAAACCTCGTCCTCCGTTAAGAGAACTTGTAGTTTTTTTGTTAATTTGTGGTTATTCATAATAATTTGATATGTTAATAATATATTATATTTATCTTGCAAAAAATAAGAAGATGTAATTATACACCTTCTTATTTGTAATTAATTAATAATTAGTTTACTTCTTCTGCATATACATCAGATCTCCAAGTGATCTCTAATGTTTGTACTTCTGCAGATGAATAATCTAATGCATCTGTAAATCCAAGACCTGAAGTGATGAAACAGTCATCAAGTGTTACTTTTCTAAAAATATCACCTTCTCTGTTGAATTGTACGATTACGATTGTTCCTACATAATTCTTTTTCAAGCCCATTTCACCAGTTTCTGGGTTGTATTGTGCTCTGTACCATTGACGTAATGTTTTATATAAATACGCTTGGTTAGAATCATTTAAGTTCAATGAAAAGTTTACAGTTATATCTAACGCAGTACTATCAATCATACCAGCATAAGATCTAGTAGCAAATTTATACTTTTGTTCGATAGCAGCAACTTCTTTATGTAATCCTGCAAGACCAGAAATAGTGTTTACATGTTGTAATAACATCTCTTGTCCAGCAACACCGTCAGGAGGTAAAATAGTTACCTCAAATAGGTTAGCCTGTACTGGTTCGAAATTCTTACCTTTCTTGCTTGTTTGATCTTCTGAATAATGTGGTAAAGCCATAATTTGTATGTGTTTATTTTATATATCTAATTTTGTTATGCAAAGTTTCCAGTTGCGATTTCTCCTGTGTTCAAGATAGTTACTCTCGATACTAAGATTTCAAGTCCTTTAACTGGCTCAACAAATGTATCTAAAATACCCATGTTATTATCGATTACCTCGTTAGTGTTGTTTGTTCCGTCCATAACGTTTCTATAGTCGTATACACCTCCGTCTTTTTTAACTGATTCCATAAATGAATCTGCTAAAGTTTTAATCTCTAATCTTGTTTGCGCGTTGTTAAACTCGAATAAATAGTTTTTCAAGATTTCTGCTAAACCATCTTCAATATAGATCATTGCTTCTCTCACGTGAGCTGAAGATAATGCTGATTGAACTGATTGTTGTGCAGTTTTATTACCTTTGATAGTTAAACCAACTCCTCTTTCGAATACGATTGGGTTAATTCCAAATGGCTCTAAGTAATCTCTATCATTTTTATCAAATGCGAATTCTAAACCTTGTACACCTGTACCACCTACAACACCTCTTCTTGGTCCTGCAATTATAGACCATGGTAATGCGTTTAAGTATTTGTCAATGTAGTTATTAGATACGTAAGCCGCTGGTGGAATCACCTTTGTTTTACCGTTCTCTAATACATTAAGACCAGGACCATAGTAGAAACCGAAGTTTGCACCTTCATTGATACTTGGTAATGTATACACTGCAGTAGGGTTAAGTTCTAAATTACCACCAGTAGATACTAATCTTGTATCGAATGATCCAGTATTAGCGTCTTTAAAAGAAGGATTAGTTGATCCTTTAAATTCTTTCACCATTGGTGCGTTAAGAATTGCAGATGCATTTTGTCTTTCTTTACAAAGTTGAGTAATTTCTTCTTTATTAAGGATTCCACTGTTTTCCAATGATCCGAATGTATCAACAACATATCTGAAAGTAATTGCGTCCTTGTCAATTAATGTGTTTGATAATCCATTTCCTGGTCTTAGTTGAGTTAATAACTCAGCTTTTGTTTTAGCGCTCTGTGTTGCAGCCGCTAATGGGAATACTGTATAAGTAGTTGTACTTTCTTCATATCTTTTAAGAGCATATTCTGGTCTTAAAGATACAGGTCTGTGACATTCGAATGAATAAATATTAGAACCACCTTCAGTAGTCTTAATAATTCTTTTAATTCTTGCTAATTCAGTTCCGTCAGCTGGAATATACATTCCTACTGAAACTTCTGACCAATCAAATGTATCTTTAGCTAAAGTAGCGGATAATCTAAATTGTCCAGCTCCTAGTGGAGTAAATGAATAATCATCAACTAATGTTGGTAACATAACTGCTCTCGAGTTAGGCTCGATAGTAGTATATTCTATTGTAGCTGATTGAGCTCTTAAATATGCAGTTAATTTATCTGCACTTGCTGCTGCGTAAGTTGAACTAAATGCGTTTCCACCTGCTGCAGTAATTTTTACTACGTTTATATCTCCAAGTGGTTGTAATTCTTCAACTGAACCGATTCCTACGTAATCAAGTCCATTTGCACCTAATAAGAAACTTCCAACTGTTAAGCTTCCTGCTGATAATAATTTACCTGCAACATCTGCTCCAACTTCTGGACATGCTATAATAATGTCACCATCTACAACTGTAATTGGTCCTGCATGGAATGTAGCTTCTGTTCCAGCTTCAAACGTTTCATATGTTGATGCTTTAATAGCTCCTTCACATTCTATAACCATATCTGATCCAGATGGGCTTATTGAACTAATTGGAGTAAATTCTCCTTCTAAAGCAGCTCTTAAGAAACCGTCTGTTGTGATTTGTAAAGCATTTAAATCAGAAGCGTTAGCGTTTCTAATAGTTAACTGATCACCATCAACTTCCATTTGTTTTGGCAATGTGATTGCATCAGGAGTAGCATCTTGTGCAACTCTATGTGATAATACTTTATAATCTTGGTAAATATCAAAACCTTTACCTACGAAATCAATTGCTTCTAAAGCATCTTCGTTGATAGCACAGAATAAACCTGTTCTTCTTGCTTCCAAGTTAATTAAAGTCTCAATATATAATTGACGACCTTCTTGATCTTGAAATTCTGGAATAACTGATCCAGTGTATTGTGCTACTAAACTAACTTCTCTCAAAGCAGTGAATTTTGCTAATTGATCTCTTAATAATCCATGCTCATTAAAAAATGCTCCGTATGTTGGGTCATTTTGTAATACTTGTGCATCGTAATTACCTTTGAATACAAATACATCTACCATGTAGTCAGATACGTATTCTAAATCTTCGATTCCTTCAGGAACATTTCCTTCACCGTACCATTCTCTTGCTGTCATTTCAAAACCTGCCGTATTTGCAGCTTGTCTTACGATAACTGAAATAGGCTCTTGCTTGATATTAGCGAAAGATATTGCGTTGTTTGAGTCGTCATCAGTGTTACCTGCTGCTTCTAATGTTTTGATATCAGAAGGAACCCAAAATTTATCAGTGTCAAAAATAGCGCTGTATTGAACAGAAGCTGGTTTTGCTGATAAACCTTCAGAACCAGAATTAGTTGCTGGAGATACCAATGCAATTCTATCAGCTGCGTCAGCGATAGTTAAGTTTAATGCCAGAATCGGCCCTCTTGAAAGAGTTTCGATACATGATCTGTGGAAGAACATTCCTTTCTTTTCTAAAGATTTGTCAATACCTCCAAACACTTGAGTGAATTGCTCAATGTTTTCGATAAATACTGGTGTGTTGTATGGACCTTTTTTAGATCTACCAACAACCAATCTAATAGTTTCAGCAGGGATATTAACCGTCTGTGATTTGTCAAACTCTAAGCGATATACGCCTGAGCTTTTGAACTGTAATAATTGAGGACTTAATGCCATAGTTGTTCTTTTTTATTTTTTTTACTTTTATTATATATCTATTCTTCTTTCGAAATTTATTTATATTAAATCATAAATGTCATATTGTAAATCTCCATCAGAAATATTATCTTTATATAACACCCTTTCCATCTCGTTATGTAAGTCTGGATCTATAAAATCCAGAAGTTCTTCAATATAATCTGCATAATCTGTAGTGTTAAAGAATTCAGTAGAACTAATAACTGTCATAACAGTATCATCATTTCCCATTTGAGCTCCGTAACCGCCTCTTGGTAAACCTCCAAATAGACTAGCTTCATTTATTGTTGTTTCATCTGTTATATTTATCCTATTTATCTTGTATAACTTTGCAAAATTCTGACAAAATATTGCTTTATTATCTGATTTTATTTTTATTCCATGTTTTAATGTCTTAGAATCATGTCGATGTCTGAATTTTACAATCATTTCATCATCAAAATCATTTCTTTGTGGAAACACAGATCTTAGATATTGAAACAATACCGAACCATATGTGTTGTATTCTACTATCATTTTTACATTCTCGTTATAAAATATCTCTGCAGATAAAGTATATAAGACCTTTGCAAAATCTTCT